AGGGTTACGAGGACGATGAACTTCAGTAGAAATGCCGAAGGCATGTATGTGAGCATAGCGAACACGAACGCAAAAAAAATTTTGGCACTCCTAGAGGAAATGCCACGAGAAGAACGTAGAAGGTTAATTCGAGTATTGGCGCAGTTGCAGTCCGCTTCCGACCTGACCACCCAAGGCTGGCGCAAGCGGGAAATCATGGAACAACAAGAGAGAGAGGATTACTTCAATGACTGAGAAACAGAAAATGGTTTATGACTTCATTCAAGCATTCATCAAACTGAAGGGATTTGCCCCTTCTTATTCGGAGATTGCCCAAGGATTAGGCATGCGCTCTAAGTCTAATATCCATCGACATATTCACACCCTGCGGGAAAAAGGTCTTTTGCAGATTAAACCCCATATGGTGCGTTCGATGAAACTGATGGACAGCACGGTCAAAACAGTAGTTAATCTCTAAGTGCCACTCCTAACCGAACAAGAAATCAGGCAGTATCGAGAACTGCTGGATGTTCTGCCTCCTGAACATCCTGACGTAGATAAAATTCGCAAACTGTTCGCAGAGGACAAGAAAGAGCGCTGCCGTAACAACTTTATGCCGTTCGTAAAGGAGATGTGGTCAGCCTTTATTGCGGGTAAACACCATCGGGATATGGCTGATGCGTTCGAGCGGGTAGCCAACGGCAATTTAAAGCGGTTGATTATCAACATGCCGCCTCGACACACCAAGTCTGAGTTCGCATCCTATCTGTTTCCAGCGTGGTTTCTAGGTAAATTCCCTGAGAAAAAGATTATTCAGACCGCCCACACCGCAGAATTAGCCGTGGGATTTGGTCGTAAAGTTAGGAATCTGGTAAATACCCCAGAATATCAAGCCGTTTTCCCCACCAAGTTATCCACAGACTCCAAAGCAGCGGGTCGCTGGAACACCAACAAGGGCGGAGATTACTTTGCGATTGGTGTTGGGGGAGCCGTTACGGGTAAAGGTGCGGACGTTCTGATTATTGATGACCCACACTCCGAGCAAGAAGCCATGCAAGGGACTTCTGCGGTCTATGACCGAGTCTTTGAATGGTACAACTCTGGTCCTCGTCAGCGTCTACAGCCGGGCGGAGCCATTATTATCGTGATGACACGCTGGTCTAAGCGGGATTTAACGGGTCAAATCATCGATACATCCAACAAGCGGGACGGAACCAACGAGTGGGAAGTGATTCAATTTCCTGCCCTGATGCCTAGTGGAACACCCTTATGGTCAGAGTTCTGGTCACAAAAAGAACTGGAAACAATCAAGGCTGAACTCCCTGTTTCCAAGTGGGAAGCCCAATACCAGCAGAATCCAACCTCTGAAGAGGGGGCGATTATCAAGCGGGAGCAGTGGAAAATCTGGGAAGATGAAGAGCCTCCCTACTGTGATTACATCATTCAGTCATGGGATACCGCCTTTGAAAAGAACAACCGTGCCGACTTCTCCGCCTGTACGACTTGGGGAATATTCCAGCATCCCAACGAAAAAGGCGAGTACACCACCAATATTATTCTGCTCGAAGCCATTAAAGAGCGGATGGAGTTCCCTGAATTAAAGGAACTGGCGATGGAGCAATACAAGGAATGGAACCCTGATACCTGCATCGTGGAAAAAAAGGCGGCAGGTGCTCCTCTTATTTATGAAATGAGACGAATGGGAATCCCTATTTCTGAATATACACCGAGCAAAGGAAGTGATAAGATAGCCCGTGTAAACGCAATATCAGACCTATTCGCATCTGGTTTGGTATGGTGTCCGAATACTCGCTGGGCTGAAGAAGTCATGGAAGAATGTGCGTCCTTCCCAAATGGAGACCACGATGACTTAGTCGATTCAACGAGTCAGGCTTTACTGAGATTTCGTAAAGGCGGATTTATTAAGTTGCAAACCGATGAACCAGATGAAATTCCTACGTTTAAACGCAGGGTTGAGTATTATTAAGGATAGCCATGATTGAGAAAAGTCTATATCAAGCGCCACAAGGATTGGATGCCTTGTCTGATGAACCATCTGACATTGAAATTGAAATTGAAAACCCCGAATCGGTTGTGATTGGTATTGACGGGATGGAGATTGAAATCGTTCCAGACAAAGAATCAGCGGAAGATTTTGATGCCAACCTAGCGGAATTTATTGACGAAGGCACTCTTCAAGAAATTATTGGCGACTTGCTTGCCGACTACGATGATGACGTGTCTTCACGTAAGGATTGGATGCAGACTTATGTCGATGGTCTAGAACTACTCGGCATGAAGATTGAAGATAGAACCGACCCTTGGCCCGGAGCCTGTGGTGTTTATCATCCCCTTCTATCTGAAGCGCTTGTTAAGTTTCAAGCAGAAACCATTATGGAAATCCTGCCAGCGGCAGGTCCAGTAAAGACCGAGATTATCGGCAAAGAAACAGCAGAAAAGAAAGATGCAGCAGTCCGTGTCCAAGCGGACATGAACTACCAAATTACAGACGTAATGACTGAGTTCCGTCCTGAGACCGAGCGTATGCTTTGGGGCTTGGGCTTGTCAGGAAATGCTTTTAAGAAAGTCTATTACGACCCTAACCTAGAGCGCCAAGTCTCTCTCTTCATTCCAGCCGAAGACGTTGTTGTTCCTTACGGAGCATCCAACATTGAAACGTCTGAGCGTATTACTCACGTAATGCGTAAGACTGAGAACGAAGTACGCAAACTTCAAGTGGCTGGTTTCTACATGGACGTTGAATTGGGTGAGCCTAACAACACCCTAGACGAAGTAGAAAAGAAGATTGCCGAGAAGATGGGCTTCCGTGCTACGTCCGATGACCGTTACAAGTTGTTGGAGATGCACGTAAACCTTGACTTGGAAGGCTACGAGCATAAGGATAAAGATGGCGAACCTACAGGTATTGCTTTGCCGTATGTTGTCACGATTGAAAAAGGTAGCAACCAGATTCTTGCAATCCGTAGGAACTGGAACCCTGACGACAATACGTACCAAAAACGGCAGCACTTTGTCCATTATGGATATGTGCCGGGCTTTGGCTTTTATTGTTTCGGGCTTATTCACCTTGTCGGTGCTTTTGCTAAGTCTGGCACTTCTCTTATCAGGCAACTGGTGGATGCGGGAACTTTGTCAAACCTACCCGGTGGTTTCAAAACTAGGGGTCTGCGAGTCAAAGGTGACGATACACCGATAGCGCCAGCCGAGTTCCGTGACGTTGACGTACCGTCAGGCACGATTAAAGACAACATCATGACCCTCCCGTACAAGGAGCCAAGTCAGGTATTGATGTCTTTGTTGAACCAAATCGTGGACGAAGGTCGCAGATTTGCTGGTGCAGCCGACATGCAGATTGCGGATATGTCTGCCAACTCTCCAGTAGGCACGACACTCGCTATTTTGGAAAGAACCCTGAAAGTAATGTCTGCGGTACAAGCCCGTATCCATTACTCAATGAAACAAGAGTTGCGTTTACTCAAGCGCATCATTGCTGATTACACACCAGAGGATTACAGTTATGACCCCGAAGAAGGTGATAGACAGGCTAAGAAGTCCGATTACGACATGGTGGATGTTATTCCCGTGTCAGACCCGAACGCTGCTACGTTATCGCAAAAGGTGGTTCAGTACCAAGCGGTTATCCAACTTGCTCAAACTGCCCCCCAACTCTATGACCTAGCGTACTTGCATCGTCAGATGCTGGAAGTATTGGGTATCAAGAATGCGTCCAAACTGGTCAAACTAGAAGACGACCAGACACCACGTGACCCAATCTCTGAGAACATGAACGCAGTCAACGGTAAACCGATGAAGGCTTTCATTTACCAAGACCACGATGCTCATATTGCAGCGCACCAAGCATTCATGACCGACCCAGTGGTTACCAAGACTATTGGTCAGAATCCGCAAGCCAATCAAATCATGGCGGCTCTTCAGGCGCACATGGCAGAACACTTGGGATTCCAGTACCGTTCGCAAATCGAGAAACAAATGGGCGTTGCTCTACCAGAGCCAGACAAAGAACTCCCAGCCGCTATCGAAGTCCAGTTGTCACGTCTTGTCGCCCAAGCAAGCCAGCAATTGTTGGCAATTCACAAAGGCGATGCAGCGCAGCAGAAGGCTACCGAACAGGCTCAAGACCCATTGGTACAGATACAACAGCAAGAATTGCAAATCAAGCAAGCAGACTTGCAGCGCAAACAACAGAAGGACGCAGCCGATTCACAGGCGAAGATGGCTCAGATTGAGACAGAGCGCCAGCGAATTCAGACTCAAGCCCAAACCGATGCCAATCGGATACAGGCAGAGGCTGAGAAGCATGCCATTAAGTCCCAAGAGGATTTAACAATGGAAAAACTGCGCCTTGGCGTAGACGTAGCAGTCAAGAATGCCCAACTAAATAAAGGGAATAAATGATTGATAACAAAGCAATGAAACTTCTGGTCGAAAGGCTAGATGACAAAGTGGCACAAATTCAGGAAGCATTAGGTGGAGGTTCTGCCAAAGACTACTCTGAATACAAAGCAATGGTCGGTGAGATAAAAGGTCTTCTTACTGCCCGTTTAAACATCCTAGACCTACAAAAACATTTAGAGGAATCTGATGACGAGTGAAATTTTACTGGCTACCAATCCAGACAACCCCATAATTATTGGTTCAATCAGTAAACCTGCCGAAGAAAAGGCAAAACAACTCCCCAAACCTTCTGGTTATCACATTCTTTGTGCCATCCCAGACATCGAGGTGGAGTACGAAAGCGGCATCTTGAAAGCAGATGCAACTCTTCAGTATGAAGAAATGCTCACTACCGTCCTTTTTGTTGTGGCTCTCGGTCCAGATTGCTACAAAGACCCAACACGCTTTCCCTCTGGAGCGTGGTGTAAAGAAGGCGACTTTATCCTAGTCCGTCCCAACTCAGGCTCACGTCTTGTCATTCATGGCAAGGATTTCCGCATGA